TTTTTCATAATATGCTCACTATTGTGAGCATTATCAATAAAATTACTTGACATCTTTCACCACTTTAAATTTATATGCTTAATACAATCATAAATTTAAAATTAAAATTGTAAAATACAATTATCAAATGATAGGCTAACGCTTATCATCATTTGATTATCTGTATCGTATCCTAAGCTACCAAAGTCTGCAGATTTTATAAATGCGCCTTTTATATCCCATAATTCTATAACAGTCCCAACAGGATCTAAAAGCTTAAGCTGTATATCTCTTTTGAAAAAATCAGCATAACCTGCTCTTCCTGATACTGATTCGTAATGAGTTCTAATCCATTCCATTACTTGTTGAGCTCCGGAAGGAGCAATTGGGTCATGTAAAGTCATACTAAGGTCACCCATGTCAGCTTTACCTGCGACGTATCGATAGCTGTTTATAAAAGGAATTTTAACAGCATTGATTGTCACGCTAGGTCTTTTTGTTGCACTAACAAGAAATGAATCAATACCTTCAACTGCTAAAACCCACCTATAACTTCTTTTAGGTTCGAATTTGTTTGGTAACATGTCTGTTACTGAGAGCGTTTCTGCCATTTTTATCTCCTAATCTTTAAAAATATATATAACACAACTAAATTTCTGTTCCTGCATTTGTTACTACAAAGTCTAAAGCGACAAACTCAATAGCTCTGACAGGCTGAAGATATATTTTACCTCTTATTGTATTGTTTTCAACATCAGCTTGTGTTGTTGTTGAAGAATCAATAACAACTTTGTATTGAGTTACACCATTTTTTCTTTTAATGTTTTGCAAAATAGGATTTACTAAACTATTGAACTTAACTAAAGTTTCTTCTCTATTAGGTTCGAATAAAAGAGTATTTGCGACATTTCTAACAGACCTTCTAACATTTATTAATAGCCTTCTAACATTAATTCTGTTTAATGCAGATTGACTCTTAAGTAATGTTTTTTGTCCCCATATAATAACACCGGTATTTGGATAAGTTGTTATCGGATTAATATTAGAAGAATACAGATCATCCAAATTATTTCTATTTAATGTAACATCCACACTTCTGGCATTTACAGCACCGCGTTGTTTTCCAGCAGGTGGTGTCCATGGATTAGCAACTAAATCGTTTAAAGATAAAGCACCTATTGCACCAACAGAAGGAGGAACTGAGATTGTATTATTTGTCCCAGGCAAAGTCATATTTATATCTGGAAAATATGCTGAAGCAAAGGAAGAATTAACGTTTCTATTCTTAAAAGATTTAATTGTATTAGCAATATGCACATTTTGTATAGATGCAGTTACAACTTTATTTGCTTGATCTCTTTCTTCAATGTCCATTACATATAAGCAATCAAATCTATTTTCTGTTACTGATATTCCATAATCTGTTATAATTGAATTTCTAATGCCTGGATTTGATAAAACTTTTATATCAACATCTGTCTTAGATCCCATAATATCCAAAGCTTTTCTATAAGCTGAAATTGTAGGACCTGATGTTCCGCCTTGAGTTGAAGAATTATCAATTTCATATTTTGCAGCGTTGTTTGTTAAGTCTCTTTTTTCTTTACTAAAAATATTAACGCCATCAAAACCACCTTGTGCAAAAAATGTAAATTTAGCATATTTGACGTTACCAGGAACTTCTAAATCATCAACTGTAAAACCTCTTGTTTTTAAGTCATCATCTGAAGAAATTACGTCTGTTGGAGCACTACGTACGTAAGAAGCACTAATCCATTGTGTAGGGTCTGCAGTTGTGACTGTTGCGTCACTATTCGAACCGGTTCTCACTTTAATTTTGTTTAAACTAAACAAGTTATAATTAAAAGTGTCAGAATTTAAACCTTCAGCGGCATTTGGATTATCTCCTTGCCACATTTTTGTAGCTGTACTATGATCTGGAAAAAACTTTTGAAAATTTGCTGCAACTGGTTGCAAATCAACTATTTGTTCATTAAATGAGATAAAGTTTGGATCATCTGACTTTACCTGCATTGTATTTTGAATTCCCCAATATTTTTTGGCATCAACAACTTTTGCTAAACCAGTATTATCTGATATATTTTTTCTGTAAAAAACAGGTGGTTCTTTTATTCTTTGTAAAATGTCTGTAGCAGCATATAGCGAATCTTCTTCTCTTGCCAAATATGAACCTGATGTCAATAAATGCTTTGGACCTCTGTGCCCAAATGGAAGAGCTGTTATCGGTACATTTCCTGCTAATAAAGCATTTGATAATTTAACCCTTATATATTTTGATCTATTTGGATGGTTACCTTCGGCGATTATTTTTTGTGAGCTTAAAGATACATCAAAGTTAAATTTAATATTTTGATCTCCAATAATTCTTCCAATATAGTTGGTGTCACTAGAGTCTAAAGTTAAACCTCTAAAAGCTTCTAAAATTCTTTTTTCACTATCGCTATCATAGCCATCTCTAACGATTAAGTCAAAAGTACCGTAAGTATTATCATCTTTTCCTTTATTAATATTTTCAATTGAAAACTTAAAGTCATCTGCAAATCCTGCACCTGCTGATAAAGCAACGACTTTAAAAAGATCATAATAAGTTCCACCATACTGCTGTGATATCACATAAGGGGTTTCAGCATGAGAAAATCTATCTTGAAAATTTTCATAGTCAGGTACTGTTGATGAAGATGCACCTCTTCCAATAGAAGATGTCAATAAGAAAGATATATCTTCTTTAAGTGTTAAACTACTATATGCGCCTTCATTTGATGTGCCTCTTGACATGTGTCCTTCCGAAACAACACCTGATCCTGTTACTTTTGCAATATTGCCGTGAATCGGATAGTGATTATAAAGAAGATGACCTTTCTCTTCTATTTTAAGAGGATCAGTGTTTAAAACTCGTGACATATAGTTTGATGCAAGCGGATCAAAAGAAGCTGTTAAATGAGTTGGTTGATCATTAAGCCCATTGAAGCCGTTCATTAAAATAGTAAATTCTTGTTTTCCGCTTCTTAAATCAACAGATCCTGTAATACATCCGCTTCTTCCCATAAAAAGATCATCATTTGTTCGCGCAGTGTTTGTTGTAAGAGGTGCTGCAGACCCTTGAGTAGTAACTGCTCCGTGCGAGTTACCACTTAAATGAAGAATAACGCCGCTAGGTGCCATAAGAATACCACGAAGAATCGGAATCGCGTGATTGCCATCAACTCCGCCTGTAAATACTGTTGGCATTGAACCATTAGGATCAAATGCAATTGAAGTTAATGTACTTGTGATGGCCTTATTACCTATCTTACCTGCTATATCTTGTGTAAGTGTAACAGTATTGCCATCTCTCGAGGCAGTAATTTTAATTGCATCAGCATTAATTTTTGCAACTAAATCAATCGCAGTACCTACAGCACCGCCACCGTTTTCAGCGATATCAGTTACGGCTACTGCACCAGCACTGACGCCATCGCCGTCGTCATCTATTTCAAAACTAGCAACAGTTCCTTCAGCGTCTGTTAATGTTAGCAAAGTGGTTTCATTTGGTTTGTCATCAAAAGTAAAGCTAGCAGTTGCCTTTACGCCGCTTGAAACAGTTGTCTTTTGTATACCTGCATCAGAAAAGATTGTTGAACCATTTGATTCTGACATAAAGCAACCAAGGAAGTATAATCTACCTTCTGCTGCGCCTTCACCTGAATTTGCATAAGTATTATTATCTAACTGACCGTTTGTTTGAATAATACGATCACCTACTTTAAAACCTGCATTCGTGACAGTACCGTCAGCATTCCTTTTCTTTCCGTCTCCAATTCCTAACACTCTAATAAAAGTACAAGCATTAGCGCTTCGAAGCCATTCATTAACTGCAATCGCACCAAATTTATCAGCTGATAATTCTCCAAATGTATCAACAAAATCATTAAAGTTTGCAAAAGTAAAAGGTACAAAAGCAGGTCCTTTGTCTGCAATTCCAATGATTCCTGCGGGAACTCCTGACGGAGATGCCGAAGAAGGTTGTGATATATCAATTTCTCTTGTGCTGATACCAGGCGACCTAAATGTTAGTTCAGACATTAATTCTTCTCCATTTTAATATTAATTATACGTTTAGTCAAAATCTACACCTGAATTTGTAACAATGAAATCAAGTGATATGTACTCAACTGATCTTGTTGGGACTAATATAATTTTACAATTTAGCCTATTGTTTTCAATATCTACTTGCTTATTATTTGTCTCATTTGCAATAATTCTGTATTGATCTATTCCTTGTTGACTTTGTATTAGTGATAGCTGAGGTGCAATTAATGAAATAAACTTATTGCGAGTTTCAGCTGAATTTAATTCAAAAATAACTTCGTTAGCAGCTTGTGATACTATTCTTTTGACCTCTAGTAACATTCGTCTGACATTAACTCGATCCAAAGCA